TCAATGGCAAGATACACCTCAGCGCTTAACTCAAACGTATTTAAGTAAGCTGTAATTTAATTAAATAAACATTAATAGGAGAAACTAAAATGTTTAAATCAGATCAAGTCCTTATGGAAAAATGGGCTCCAGTATTGGACCACGAAAGTGCACCAATCATCGAGTCACACGAAAAGAAAGCAGTTACTGCTCGCCTTTTAGAAAACACTGAAGTAGCTTTACTTGCTGAAGCTCAACAAGGTACATACTCAATCTCGGAAGCACTTTCAGGCAGTACTACTGATTCTGTTGCTAACCCTGATCCTGTACTTATCTCATTAGTACGTCGTGCAATGCCTAACCTTATTGCATATGATGTTGCTGGTGTACAACCAATGTCTGGCCCAACTGGTCTTATCTTCGCGATGAAATCACGTTATGCTAATGGCGCTGTTACTACTGCTGATGATGAAGCATTATTTGACGAAGCAGATACTGATTTCTCAGGTGCTGGTACTCATAAAGCTGGTCAAGCAAGCAATGTTGGAGTTAACTTAAGTACTGTTGCTTCTGGCGATATTTGTCAAGTAACTGTTGCGACTGGCACAACTGGTGCACAGTGGACTACTGCTGGTGCAACTACAGCTGATGCTGTTGCTGCAGTTGGTTTAGTATTTACTGTTTCAGGTGCTGTTGCTGGTACTGGTAAAGTTGTTGTACTTGGTACAACTGGTACTGGTATTGCTACTGCAACTGGTGAAGATCAATCTCCAGCTGGTATGGGTTTCACAGTTGAAAAAGTAACTGTAGAAGCTAAAACTCGTGTTTTACAAGCTGAATACACAATGGAATTAGCTCAAGACCTTAAAGCTGTACACGGTCTAGATGCTGAAGCTGAATTGGCTAATATCCTTTCTGCTGAAATCCTTGGTGAAATCAACCGTGAAGTTATCCGTAACATTAACGAAACTGCTAAAACTGGTACTACTGGTACAGTTAACGGTGTTATTACAATTACTGACGATACTGATATGGGTGACGGCCGATGGCAAGCAGAGCGTTTCCAAGCTCTTGGTTTCCGTTTAGAGCAGGAAGCTAACATCATCGCTAAAGAAACTCGTCGTGGTAAAGGTAACTACATCATCGCTTCAAGTTCAGTTGCTGCTGCTTTAAGTGCTGCTGGTTCTTTAGCTTACGGTTCTGCTATCACTGCTGGTGATCTTACTGTTGATAATGCTGGTAATACTTTTGCTGGTACTTTGAAAAATGGTATGAAAGTCTATGTTGATCCTTATGCTCCACATGACTATGCTACTGTTGGTTATAAAGGTGCTAATACTTATGACGCAGGTTTATTCTACTGCCCATACGTACCACTAACTATGTTGAAAGCTGTTGACGCTTCTGATTTCCAACCAAAAATTGGATTCAAGACTCGTTACGGTATTCAACAAAATCCTTTCGCAGCTGCTGCAGCTGGTATTGGTTCAGTTGGTGCAAACCCTTACTTCCGTCGTAACCTTATTGTTGGTGTATAATCAATAATAACTTCTTCGAAGTAAAAATTAAAAGGGGATCTTAGGATCCTCTTTTTTTTGCGTATAAATAAAGTTATAACGGAGATTAATTATGCCAGTTACATCAAACAAAAACTTTTTAAGCCCTGTTGGCTTTCAACTAAAGATAGACTATAGAAACTATCCTAATTTAGAATACTTCTGTACTGCTGCCACGGTTCCTGGAATCAGTATGTCTGAAGCTGCATCACCATATAGAGGCGCTAATATAGCATTTGAAGGTGATCGATTAAACTTTGATGATTTTACTGTAACGTTTAATATCACTGAAGATATGGATAACTACATTGAAACATATAAGTGGATGCATAACATAGTTAACGGTGAGCCTAGTAATAATACTGATGCAACTCTCATTATACTAAATTCACATAACAACAAGACAAGAGAAGTAACATTTAAAGGTATATTTCCAGTATCATTGTCAGGTTTAGAGTTTAATGTCGAAGGTGATATCGAATATCTTACTGCTGAAGTAACGTTTAAGTACAGTTTCTTTGAGATAAAATAGAACATATATATAATATAACACTGATTGAAAAGGTTAAGACTATATGATTGATTTAAAGTCCATTCTAGAAATGTGGCAGAAAGATTGCGTTATTGATGAAATGCAATTAGACGAATCTTCCCGAGATTCGGCAAAACTACACGGCAAATACTTAGAGATTATGAGTATCAATAAGCTCACGTTAAGACGACGTGAAGCTGAGTTTAAAGTATTGCTTAAGAATAAGTGGTTACATTATAACGGTAAACTATCTAAGCAAGAGATGGATGATCTTGGTTGGGATTATGATCCGCTTAAAGGTCTTACAGTACTGAAAGGAGATATGGATAAATTCTATGACTCTGATCCTGTCATACAAGAAGCACAATCTAAAATTGAATACCTTGAAGAGTTTGATAAGACCTTAAAAGAGATCTTAGAGAACATCAAGTGGCGTCATCAAAATATCAAGAATATGATTGAGTGGCGTAAGTTTACAAGTGGAGTATAATGGATAAGATAATCGTATCAAAAAGTAATCACGTATTTCTTAACATACAAACTGATCCTGGAATTGAAATGGAACTAGCAGATCATTTTTGTTTCTTTGTTCCTGGATACAAATTCATGCCAGCATATAAGAATCGTATGTGGGATGGTAAGATACGATTATTTGATACACGTAAGAAGCAACTGTATAGTGGACTATTTAAGTATATGTACGAGTTTGCTCAAGCTCGTGATTATGAAGTTATCGTAGAAGATAATGATTACTACGGCCGACCTGATACTATTCAAGATATTGATGTTCCTGCTTTGTTATCAGAAATCCACCTTACTGCTGGCGGTAATAAAATTGAAGCTCGCCAATATCAACAAGATGCTGTTGAACATGCGTTAAGTAATAGACAATCATTATTGCTTTCGCCGACAGCTTCTGGTAAGTCTTTGATTATATACATGGCAATACGTTATTATCTAAGCACATATAATGAAGGTAATATCCTATTGATTGTACCGACTACTTCTCTTGTAGAGCAAATGTATTCAGACTTTGGCGATTATAGCCAATATGATGAATGGAACGTAGATGAAAACTGTCATAAGATTTATGGTGGTAAAGAGAAGTATGATATAAAACAACGAGTAGTGATTAGCACATGGCAATCGATATATAAGGAACGTGCACCATGGTTTGCAGATTATGGTATGGTTATAGGTGATGAAGCACATAACTTTAAAGCTAAATCATTAACATCAATACTCGAGAAGTGTTGTAATGCTAAATACAGAATTGGTACGACTGGTACTTTGGATGGGACACAGACTCATCAGTTAGTATTAGAAGGTTTGTTTGGTCCAGTACATAAGGTAACCACAACTAAAGCTTTGATGGATTCGAAAGACTTGGCTGATTTAAACGTATCTGTATTGCTATTAAAGTATGCCGATGAATACTGTAAACAAATCTCAAAGGTTAAGTATCAAGAAGAGATGGACTTCATTGTAAGACATGATCCTCGCAATCAGTTTATATCAAACCTAGCACTAGATCAAGATGGTAATACTCTTATTCTATTCCAGTATGTTGATAAACATGGTAAACCATTACATGATATGTTAACGAAGAAGTTAGAAGAAATGGGTAGAACGAATCGTAAACTCTTTTATGTATCTGGTGAGACTGGAGTAGATGATAGAGAGAATATACGAGCGATCACTGAAGGAGAATCCGATGCAATAATCGTAGCTTCAGTTGGTACGTTTTCTACAGGTATAAATATAAAAAGATTGAACAACATAATCTTTGCTTCACCATCGAAGTCACAGGTACGAGTACTTCAATCGATTGGTAGAGGATTACGTAAGTCGACTGATGGTAAAGCTACAAAAGTATTTGATATAGCTGATGATTTACATTGGAAAAGCAAAAAGAATTATACGTTAAATCATGCAGCAGAACGAATAAAGATATATAGTAAAGAGAAGTTTAAATACAAAGTATATGAGATTAAAATATGAGTGATGTTGAAAAAGTAATGGCCGATGTGAATATACGCCAATTTAAACTTATAAATGGTGATGAAATTATTGGTCTAGTAGAATCTATTAATGAAACAAACTATATGATTGATAGACCATTTAAAGTGATCGTAAACCCAATTAAGACTGATGCATTCAACCTAGTACCATGGTTTGATCTGTCTTTAAGTAATACGTTCACCATCGATAAATCGATGGTAGTTGCACATGCTATTGTTGCTGATTCAATAAAAGAAACATACATTAAGTTTTCAGTACAACTAGATAAAGCTGCTGACGCTTACCTAGATAATCCATATGAAGATGATACTCCTAATCTGATACCAGATACAACCGATACACTACATTAAAATTAGTATACTCCTGCCTCCCCGGTATACTCTATTATTATATCATACTTTCACACAAATGTAAACCTTTATTTTAATTATTTTACTTGTTTACTTTTCATCAAAAGTATGATATAATATACTCTTATGGAGATAATATATGACTAAAAAACTTAAACCAAAAGAAAAACCACATTACGTAAACAACAGAGAATTCTCATATGCTGTTGTCGATTACGTTAAATCAGTCAATGAAGCAATTGAAAAGGATGAAGTACCACCAAAGGTTACTGATTATATTGCAACATGCTTCATGAAGATATCCGAAGGACTGTCTCACAGACCGAACTTTGTTCGGTACACATATCGAGATGAGATGGTAATGGATGCTGTTGAAAACTGTTTAAGAG